TGACGTTCTTGCCGGGAAGTATGACGAACACCCATTTGGTGACGATCAGGGATTTACTGCAGCTAACTATTTAGCTAAGGCCAACTGGAAAGCTGTTAACGAAGTTATCACAGGTGCCTCTGAAGGTATGAAGTTCTTTAAGACTTTAGCTAGGCTATTGGCTCACGAGAATAAACATATGAAGTGGACTACACCTGTTGGTTTTCCTGTTGTACAAAGTTACACGAAGTTTACCACCAAGGAGATCAAGGTTTACCTCTACGATAGAACCTTGTTTAAGAATGTCCGTAGTCAAATATCACTAAGAGACAAACCACTTAGGACTGTTGATAAGGCTAAGTCAGCCTCGGCAGTATCACCTAACGTGATTCACTCAATGGATGCAGCTCACTTATTGCTAACTGTTTTAAATGGATTACAGAAGAATATTCAGGATTATTTCCTGATCCATGACAGCTTTGCAACCACTGCTGCAGACACTCAAAAACTGTATGAAATCATCAGAAGTTCCTTCATTGAGATTTATGAAGATTTCTGTCTTTATCAGACGGTTTTGAACCACAATATAAAACAGTTTGAGGATACCTCTAAGGTAGACCTGCCCTCAATTCCCAAGAAGGGCAAACTTGTTTTAGCTGACATAAAAGACAGTCGATATTGCTTCTGTTAAAGTTTTGTGTCCACCCATTAGAGAACTACTAAACCAAACTTTAGAAAGGTTAACCAATGCACCCTCGAGAAAGAGTGCTTGGTATCGCTTGTCTATGTCACGAAAGTGGACAGGAGATACCCGAGTACATTTTGCATGAAGCCAAACAACTTGGAATAGATGTTTCTAAATACCAACAACAACCATCAATAAAGGAGATTTCCGATGGCAGACAAAAGACAAACATTCACGACACATAAAGGTACTGCTCAGTACCCTTGGTTAAATAAAGCAGACACACAGTTCGATAGTGACGGTGTCTATAAAACTAACCTTCTTATTCCTAAAGACCAAGCTAAGGATCTAATAGAGAAGCTAACTGAAATAGCTAAGGATGAATTTGGTGCTAAGGCTAGTGGAGCTAGAATGCCGTTTAAGGTAGATGATGAAACTGGAATGATGTCCATCATCAGTAAGTCTAAGTTCCAACCTAAGTTCTTCGATAGTAAAGGTCAGGTCGTTACTAACCCTCCTCCTCTTTATGGTGGATCTATTATTAAGATAGGTGGTGTTATTAGTCCTTACACAGTTACCGGGAACAACGGCATATCACTGAGACTGACTAAAGTTCAAATCATTGAACCGGTAAGTCAAGTTGGCGCTGATTCGGAAGGTTTTGAAGCTGAAGACGATGGCTTTGTAGCAGAGGAGTTTAATGATGAAAGTTCTAATGAAGCAAAAGAGGAAGATAAAGACGGTGCCTCGTCATACAACTTCTAGAGGTGCTTTGCTTAGGGGTTATAGGTCAGGATTAGAGAATAAGATTAGCGAACAGATTAGTAAGGCTGAGTTAAAGGTTTACTATGAAACTGATAAGATCCGATACATCCACCCTTCCCGGCAAAGTACTTATACACCGGATTTTAAGCTACCTAAGATTGGTGGCTTTTTTTATGTCGAAACTAAGGGTCGTTTTGTTACTGCCGATAGACAGAAACATCTATTGATTAAACAACAACACCCTGAGTTGGACATTAGGTTTGTATTCTCAAATCAAAACTCAAAAATCTATAAGGGATCTAAAACTACATATGCAGACTTTTGCAGAGCTAACGGATTTAAGTTTGCCCATCGTTCCATACCTTGTGAGTGGCTAAAGGAAGGCTACTCACCTCAGATGGGAATGCATGGAGACTTAATATGAACTGTTGGCACTGTGGCAATGAACTAATTTGGGGAGGTGACCATGAGGAAGAAATTGAAGAAGATGAATTTCAATATCAATTGGTCACTAACCTGAGTTGTAGCAAGTGTGATGCATTTGTTTTAATTTATAAGGGAGACGACAGTGACATCAAAAGAAATACGAAAGGAGCCATGTTCAGACTGTGGTTCAAGCGATGCTTTGGGTATTTACGATGACGGACATACCCACTGTTACTCGTGTAATAAAACCACCCAATCCACACTCCAAAAAGTTGACCTTAAAACAATACATACAAAAAGTAATACCTTCCAAAAAGAATTACTTAAGGGTGAAGTTAAAAGCCTCAGACATAGAGGATTAAATGAGGAGACTTGTAGGAAGTTTGGTTACCTTTGCAGGAATGACTTAGAACTTGCCGTTTATAGAGATAAGAACGGTAAGGCCGTAGCTCAGAAGGTTAGGGATAAGAATAAGAATTTTAGCATTGTAGGTGATGCTAGTAAAATGACATTATATGGATCTCATCTATGGTCTACCGGGAAGAAGTTAGTTATTGCTGAAGGTGAAATAGATGCAATGACAATCTCTCAGGTTCAGGATCACAAATGGGCAACGGTTTCTTTACCAACAGGTGCAGCTTCTGCAGCCTCAGCCATCAAGAAGAACTGGGATTACATCAACAACTTTGATGAAGTAATCTTAATGTTCGACATGGATGATGCAGGTCAAAAAGCAGTTCACATCGCAGCAGAGTTGTTGCCTGTTGGTAAAGTTAAGTTAGCTAACCTACCCTATAAGGATGCTAATGAATGTTTAATGAAGGGTAAAGCCGGTGAGATCATTTCGGCTATTTTTCAAGCTAGGGCATTCAGACCTGATGGCATCATAGGATCTCATGACTTAAAATCAGAGATGCTTAAAGAAAATGAGCAATCGCTTGTTGGCTACCCATACCCTCGACTTAATGACATTACTAAGGGTCTTAGGACTTCTGAACTTGTCACGGTTTGTGCCGGTAGTGGTATCGGTAAGTCAACTTTAGTTCGTGAGATTGCCTATGCACTTCATCAGAGTGGTGAGAAGATTGGCATGATTATGCTTGAGGAAAGTAACCGTAGAACCATGCTTGGTTTAGTCGGTATCCATATGTCTAAGAATATAACTGTTGATCGGTCACTTGTTAATCAAGAAGAGGTTAACGATGCCTATGAAAGTATGGTTAAGGATAAGGCCGAGGTGTTTCTCTATGATCACTTTGGCTCCTCAGACGTAGAGTTAATATGTCAACGGATACAGTATATGGCCAAGGCCTTAGACATTAGATGGGTCGTCCTCGATCACATCTCAATTATGATCTCAGGTATGGATGGTGGTGATGAACGTAAGATGATCGACCGTGCCATGACTAAGCTGAGGACGTTAGTTCAAGAGTTAGACATAGGCCTTATACTTGTGTCTCACCTCAGACGACCTGAGGGTGACAGAGGCCATGAGGATGGAGCTAAGGTTAGACTTGGTCAGCTTAGAGGCTCACATGCCATAGCTCAATTGAGTGATATATGCCTGAGCTTACAGGTTGATCCTGAAGACAGTGACGGAGACAGTCGCTTTATTCATGTACTCAAAAATAGGTTTACTGGTGAGGTAGGTCATGCCGGAGGTGTCTCTTACAACCGAGATACTGGAAGGCTTTTGCCTCAATCAGAGATATTTTAAATGTCCTAAATACCACCAGGATTCGTAATATAAAAAGGAGAGAAGTATGCAAGACGTTTTGCAACAAAATGCCTATGAGAACTGTAGTCAATGTGACAGTCCTCTTAAGAAGGTCAGGCACCTTAGAACCAGTCCTAAGATTTGTAATGCCTGCCGAGGTTTACGACAGTCTCACTGCAGTAAACTCAGAGAGGTTTACTTAGAAGGCCTCAAGCATAACCCAATAGAAAACGATCCTTTGGAAGAAGTCTTCTTAGACGACCCAAGGGCATTAACAGAAGATAATTTACCCTTCAGGAGGCATAGTCGATGAACCATTTATCATTGGATTACTATCAGCATGAGGCAAAGAAGTTTGCCATATATAAAGAGAACTTAAGTGACGACAACATCGTGATTTACCCAGTCTTAGGTTTGGTTTCTGAAAGTGGTGAAGTCGCTGACAAGATTAAGAAGATCATGAGAGATACTAATGTACCTCTTCGAGCTTTAGATGTTGAGACTAAGACTGAGATATCAAAAGAACTCGGTGACTGCCTTTGGTATATCGCAATGATTGCCGAGGAACTTGACTTTGACCTGTCAGAGATAGCTGAAGGCAACTTAGATAAACTTGAATCTAGAAGAAACAGATCCAAGTTAAACGGATCAGGAGATAATAGATGAGGTTAGTCTTTGATATAGAAACTGATGGTCTTCTAGACACATTAACTCAAATACACTGTATAGCACTTAAAGACATCGACACTAATGAAGTCTTTAGCTTTTCACCTGCCGACATAGAGCAGGGTTTGGACATGTTGTACAAAGCAGACATTATCATTGGTCATAACATTATTAACTTTGACATCCCTGCCATTCAAAAGGTTTACCCATCATTTGAAACTGAGGCAAAGGTGCTAGACACACTTGTCTTAAGTAGAGTTATTAAAGCTGACCAAGGTAATATGGATTTCGCCACTATGGCTCTACCTCGGAAGCTAAACGGATCTCACGGCCTTAAGGCTTGGGGTATTCGTTTAGGTCTTCTGAAAGGAGACTTTGGTGAAACTACTGATTGGTCTAAATGGTCTGAAGAAATGCAGAGTTACTGTGAACAGGATGTAGAAGTCACCCACTCACTTTGGAAGCACTTAGAACCGGAGAAGTGGTCACAAGAGAGCATAACCTTTGAACATCAGATAGCTGAGGTTTGTAACCGAATAGGAGCTGAAGGATGGTCATTCAACGAAAGGAAGGCAGGTGATCTATATTCTAAACTGGCTCAGAAGAGAGCTGAATTTGAAGTCGAACTTCAGACATTGTTTGAGCCTTGGGAGATTCATACTGAGTTTATCCCAAAGGTCAACAACAAGAAACTGGGGTATACGAAAGGCGAACCATTTACGAAAGTAAAGGTCATCGACTTCAACCCTAACAGCAGACGACATATACAGTTCTGC